AATCCGTGTAAACATTACTATCGAAACAGATGAAGATGATCTTATTGGCGGTTTCCGTCTTATTAATGGCGAAACCGTATGGCACAATGGCCCAGTCATCGAAGCACTTGAACGAGGTGCAATCTTGCTCCTTGACGAAATCGACCTTGCCTCTAACAAGATCCTCTGCCTTCAGAGCGTCCTTGAGGGAAATGGAGTTTTCCTTAAAAAGATTGGCAGATTCGTTAGACCCAGAGCAGGATTCAACGTATTCGCAACCGCAAATACTAAGGGTAAAGGTTCAGACGACGGAAGATTTATTGGAACTAACGTGCTCAATGAAGCATTCCTCGAAAGATTCCCAGTAACATACGAACAGGATTACCCTGCTCCTTCCATCGAGAAGAAGATTCTAGGACGTATAGCATCTACTCTAGGTGTAACTGATACAGAGTTCTTAAATCGTCTTGTAGACTGGGCAGACATCATTCGTAAGACATTCTATGATGGTGGTATCGAGGACATCATCAGCACTCGTAGACTTGTTCACATTGTTCGTGCATATAGCATATTCAATGACAAAGCAAAGGCGATCAAGGTATGTATCAATCGTTTCGATGATGAGACAAAGCAATCATTCTTTGAGTTGTATGACAAAGTAGATGCTGACTTTGATATGAATGCAAAAGAAGATAAGATGTATGATGAATCTGTGGATTAATTACAAAAAAATACTGCATGAAACGTTCCCTCTTCATAACGGAGTAGGGAGCGTTTGGGCAGAGTGGGAAAGAAAAGGTACTTGGTTAACTGCCAAGACTTATACAGCACCTTACATTATCAAATCAAGAGAGGTAGAAATTTGGAATGAAAAAACTTGTATTTACAACAACATTCTCTATCCTAAAACTGGGAATAATCTTCCCTGTTTTGGTATGGATCTCATGGGATTTAATGAGAATCGGGTCATCATAGTATTTGATTTTCAACATCCTGTAGAAAACTATTTGTTCTCTGTTAAGGGTTTACCAAAACAAGAGGGAGACATTCGTTTCTTTGAACCTGGAAATCATTTCTCAGAGAACATATATGTGGTCAAGTGTAAGATGGAAGATGTAAATGATCATCTCGAAATGTTTCAAACTTACTTGACAAAATATAAAAATATGTTAGAATTAGAGAGACCAACTGGCAAAGATACCAGTTTGTATAAAGACTTTGATTCTTACATGACCAAACTAGACCCAGTATCAGGATATCTGTCTGGTAAGTTTGGAAAAGAAAAAGCAGAAAGTCTTGTAAACGATTTTCTATTTACCTATGGTTAATGCATGGAGTCTAGCAGCATCCATACTAGACGGAACATTTGAGGAGGATTACCCACTTATGGATAAATTAAAAAAAGGATGGAGTGAAGAAGACGAAATCCGAGAACTAGATGATTACTATGACTTTAAAGTAGGATCTGGTAATACCGCACATTCAGATTATTATTATGATTATACTCGTAATGATCCTGACAGAGAAAATCCTTTTACAGAAGCATTCGATTATTTAATGGGGGAATCAGTGACTGGAAAAACACCTTGGATATATGAATCACCTGATGGTGGTAAAACTGTTTACAAATATGAACGTGGAACTGATCCTCTAAAAAGAGAATTAGTTAATGTTGATATTGAAATGGCAGATGTGGATGATCAAAGAGCACATCACTTTACTTCTCAACAAATATCTGATATTTGTTTTGATAATAATAAAGAACAATCAGAAAAAATGGATTACCAACCAGAAAGAAATCATCAATTTAAGTATCATGAAGATGAGATACTTAAGGATATACATGAATACGTTTCCAATACTTATAATGGACATTACACAGGAACAAAACATGAGTTCCGTAAAGTCCAAACGATTGACTTGATGGCAGCAAGAGATATTGCAGCACAATTCTGTCAAGCAAATATTCTCAAGTATGGTAGTCGCTATGGTAGCAAAGATGGTAGAAACAAAACAGACTTGCTAAAAGTAATACATTATGCTATGCTATTATTACACTTTGATCAACACTATGGTGAACCATCGATGCCTTCTGGTGAATTTGACCAAATGCCTTAATTATGAAACTTCGTCCCCACAACATGAAATTATCTGAAAAAACTGTAAACCTTTTAAAGAACTTCGCTTCTATCAATCAGTCAATTCTTTTTAAGAAAGGTGACTCTCTTCGCACAATGTCAGTAATGAAAAATATTCTTGCAGAGGCAGATATCAGCGAAGAGATACCTCAAGATTTTGCCATCTATGATTTAGTTCAATTCTTAAATGGAATTTCTTTATACGGAGATCCACAACTTGATTTTGAAAACGAATCACATCTTACAATTCGTGATGGTAAAAATCATAGAACAAAATATTTCTTCGCAGATCCAAGTGTAATTGTTACTCCACCAGAAAAAACATTAACTCTTCCAACTGAAGATGTATGCTTTACTTTAGATACTAATAATCTAACATCATTACTGAAAGCAGCAGCAGTATATCAACTTCCTGATTTTTCAGCAGTTGGTGAAGCAGGTGTTGTAAAACTTATGGTTCATGACAAGAAGAATGATACTTCAAATGAATACTCAGTTATTGTTGGTGAAACTGTAGATACATTCTCATTCAACTTTAAAGTAGAAAACATTAAGATACTCCCAGGATCTTATGAGGTTGTTATATCTCAAAAACTACTTTCTAGATTTGTAAATGAAAATTATAATCTTACATACTTTATCGCACTTGAACCTGATTCAACATTTGGATAATGTTTTACGAAAAGGTAAGCCTAGTCACTGGTGGATTTGATCCTATTCATAGTGGTCACATATCATACTTTGCTAGAGCAAAAGACTTCTCTGATTTCTTAGTTGTAGGTATCAACACTGAAGAATGGTTGACTAATAAGAAAGGTCAATACTTTCAATCTTGGGTTGAACGTGCAGAGATAATTCGTCATCTAAGAATGGTTGATGCAGTCATAACAGTTCCAGATGATGATCAAGGATCTGCATGTGGTGCGATTGCTAAATGCTTAGAGATAGCAGATACAGTTGTATTCTGTAATGGTGGTGATAGAGGAAAAACAAACACTCCAGAGGTGGATAAATATGGAGAGGATCCTAGAGTTCAATTTCAATTTGGAATTGGAGGTAATGACAAAAAGAATAGTAGTTCTTGGATACTCAGAGGTTACTTTGATAGACAAAGAAAATTATTAGGAATATAACTATGGAAACATTGCATAGAAAAACACTCCTTCATCTTTTAAAAGAACGTGCATATAAGCATGGAGAATATACATTGTCATCTGGTAAACAATCAGAGCATTATATTAATTGTAAACCAGTAACATTATCATGCGAAGGAAATGCTTTGTTATCACATTTGATGATTAAAGAAATAGAAGATGAATCAGTTGCAGTTGGTGGACTTACACTTGGTGCTGATCCTTTAGTATGTGGTGTTGCACAAAGAGCATACTACTCAGGTCATAGGCATGTGGATGCATTGATCGTGAGAAAAAATCCAAAAGGATATGGAACAAAAGAAGTAATTGAAGGAAACAAACCACCTAAAGGTTCTGTAGTTACAGTATTGGAAGATGTAACTACAACA